CTGAAGAACAGATTGCACATAGTCTACAGGTACGATAATATCGTCCCCGTAGGCGCGCACCGAGCCAAAGAAGGACTTGACGTCCTTTTTGGTAAGGCGTCGGTTGAGCTCTTGTTCTATCCCTACAAAGACGACAGTCGTAAAGACTAGCGCCTCCATAGGGAAGCACAGAGCACTTCCCATAGACGCGTATTTGGAAAGACGAATAATCTTTCCATTTACGTCAGCCTTCCGAGAGCGACTTGCATCCACAGATTCCCTAAGGAATTTGTGGTTAGCAAGAAGCAATCGTACGTGCTGATTCGAAACTCGGTCGGATGCTTCACTCAAATCGAGTGTCGCCAAAGAGCCGTTAATAGACCCTTTGAGCGCAAGTTCCTGATTGGGAACTTGGCTATCTGACTTCACAAAATTTGAGGCATTGTCATCAGCCTCAAATTCCTGGGTTATGAGCTGAAGAAGCCCTTGCTGCACGTACTGCATGCAGGTAGGCTCCATAGCAATAACCCGTGGAGTTTTGAGCGTTTTAGGCACCAAGATAACCTTAACGGGAATCTCGGCGCCGGGAAGGGAGAATATAAGTTCGTCCGTTCGATTAGGAAAGGACGGCGAGGCGGCCATGTAATCCCAGTGCGGGAACATAGCCTCCAAGCGTGAACTCCACATTGCTGAATCCCACTTTCTGTTTCCAGAGAGTCGGTCAGCGGTGGCGCCAGAACCATGTCGTGGCAGGACACCTTCTCTGTAGAGACGTGAGTCAATACGAGAGAAGAGTCCACTCCACAAAAGGCGACTAACACGAGAGAAACGGTCAGCATTCGTCTCAAAAGACGAACCTGACTTTTCTTGTAGTGTCTTGTCATACTGGCGTATATCCTCCTCACACTCGAAGTATTTATCGAAGGCTTTTCTCTTGCGCTCAACAGAGCACTCGAGATTAATCTTAGCAAACATCAGTGTTAACTGACGTACAGCTTTGATTGCTTCGATAGATGGATCTTCGAGCAACCTACCACTCCGGTCGAAAACAAGATCGAGGAAACCTCCGAGAAATCGGGGGAGACCGCCAGTAAAGGCAAAGCCTTGAAACTGGTCGCGATCCACATACCCAAGGTCCAGACTTTTTTGGAAGTCTGTTCCGAAGGTAGGTAGGGTTATCGTAAGAAACGATAATCCTTCGTTTTCGACACGCCTCGTGATCGTCTTTAGATCACGAGTGGTGCTTGTGCCGCATCTGGTCCCTAATTCATTAAGGACCACTTGCAAGAACGAATTCAGGCTTTTCAAAACTGCCCGCTTTCTGTTGGGTTAGTTTTCCTAAAGCATGAATTCGCTTGCGAGAACCCTAGTGTTAGTTCTCACCACCAAGAATTTTGGTGACCTGAGCCCCAGAGCTCGCCGCCAGATACGCAGTAAGCGCATCGACGACGTACTTCTCTTCGGTGACCGTGTAACCGTTCACAGGAACGTCAACGACCATGTAAACTGACATGGACGACTTGACGTTCTGGGACGGAACAAGCGGGTCCGCAGAGATCT